TGGTTCAAATCCTCGTAAAGAAAACTATTATATTTGTAGTGAATTTTTCTGTACAAAAGATGAAATTGTAGTATTGAAAGATGATTTTAAAGGAACTAATCTACGAAGACCTATTAAACAAGCAAATGGTTCTATAAGAAAAACAAAACCAGCAAATACATGCCCTTTTTGTATGGGAACTCTTGTAAAAAATCGTAAAAATCCTGGAGTGAATGAAACCGTTTTACAAAGAATACCAAAACCAAAAACAACAAAACGTCATGTATGGGTAAATTTTTTAAAAAAGACATCCCATCCTCAAGGATTAAAATTACCATGCTGTTTTGTAAGTCCACATACAATAACATTTAAAGATACTCAATCTGGATTTTTAAAGAAAAAAGTTAAAGATGAAGAAGACGAAGAAGAGGGTGATGAAGGTGAGGATATTCTTGAAAGTGGCATGCCAGTCATAGATTATACAACAACATTATATAGAATTAATAAAAAATATATTATTGGAATTGGTGAAAGATATTTACCATTAGAAGTAGGTGATAGAGATGGTCCTCAAATTGGTTTATTACCAAAAGAACTAAATACTTTTTTTCAACAAGACCCAATTAATATTATTTCTCGTGTAGGAAATCCTCAAAAGATTTTACCAAATGCGAAAGGATTTTTAAGAATTGGTGTTGAAAATAGAAATAGATATAAAAATGATAGTTTCTTAGCTGCTATAGCACCATATTTTATTAAAAATTCTTCTGGTCAAATGAAACGAAGATTACTAGAAATTATTACACCCGCATTATTTGTAACATTAAATTATGGTAATCTAGTAATAGAGTTTTATGATCCTGATTATAATATTAAAGAAGTAACAAATAAACGTGTATGGGCAGATAAAAATTTAAATGTTGACTATAATGATAATAATGCTCAAGAAATTGATAGAATTATAAAATCATATTATAAATTTAAAGATTATTTATTATCTGATACAACTCCTAAAGAGTATAGACAGTTAGCGCATTTATTGTCACAACCAAAATTAGTTCAAGAAGGTTTGAATAGACCTGGTATTAATTTTATAGTTCTAGATATTAAAGAAGATAATAGTGTAAGTGTAAGATGTCCTCCATTTGGATTTAATGCTGAATATATGAGAAATAATGATATTGCATTTATTTTACACCATTATTCTGGAACATATGAGCCAATTTTTTATATTGACAATTTAGTCACTGGATTAGAATCAAGAATTCCTTATATTCTTACATTTCAAATAGCGAATGCTTCATCATGGCCTTCAATTGTAAAAAATATATATGGGCAATATATAAAAGCATGTAGTGGTCCATCTAAAATAATTTATACATCACAAAGTTATATTAATCCAAATGCTTTAATACCATTAAGTAGAGCAGATACTATATTATATAAAATAAAGAAACGATTTAATAATTTTATATTTGATGGAGTTCTTCGAGATTCTTTTAATCATATTGTTGGAATTGTATGTAGTGAAAAACGTGGTGATAGAAATTTAAATGTTCTTATTCCAGTTATAGATGATGGAATATCAGAAAATATTGTAAATAAGAAATTATATTTAAGTTATGATGATATTGATTATGAATTAATTGAAGATACAATTCGTATATATAAAACATATATTCTATCATCATTCCCACAATATAAAGGATATGAACCTCAAGCAATTGCTATAAATAGTGATAAAAATATTATTGGATTGCAATTAAAGAATTTATTATTTATTCCAGTAAAGAAATCACAATCAAGTAGTGTTACATTACCATTAATAGGAGTTGATGAATTTGAATGGGAAATTAATAGAGAAATAATTTTTGGAAATGAAGATGCTAATGATTTAGCTTTAGTAAAAGAAAAAGAAGTTGAAGAAATATATCAACATTTAAGAATTACATTTTCTAATTGGCTTGAACAAAAAGGTTCATCTATAAAAAATAATTTAAATAATGATATTATTTTTAATTCATCAATATCATTAAACGATAAAAGGAAAAGATTATTAATATTATTTGGTCCTTTAATACAAAGTTGGTTTAGTAAGGAAACAAATGAAACACCTTATTATTCTCTTCTACGAAAAGATTGTATTGTACAACCAGAAGAATCTTGTACTGATAGATGCGTGTATACAAAGGGTAATAAATGTAAAATTCATATAAGTGAAAAATATAAAGGTGTAAATTTAGCAAATTTACTAATGTTTCGTTTATTTGATGAACTTTTACGATATGCGATAAAAAGAAAAGAATTATTTAATAATGAAGTATCAAAATTAGTATTTTTAGATAAAGCAATTCGTATAGGAGACCAATTCATTCTACCAGAAGATTCAATTGAATGGTCAGAATTTTTACGTTTTGAATGGACAAAAGATACAACTGATAAACCAAAATTTTTTGAAGAATTTTCTAGTAAAGCAGATATATATGAAGAAGATGAAAGTGAAGATGAAGAAGTAAAATTAGTAGAAATTCCAAATCTTTTGAAAGGAATTCTAGGAGCAGAAAATTCAAAAACAAAAGCACTCAAATATTATGAAATAACAAAAGAACAAAATTTAACACCCGTTATTGAATTATTAGATTTAGAACCAGAAGATGTAAGATATAAAGGTGAACCTTTATTTTCTCCAATAACATTATATGATATATCAACAAAAAAGAAAGGAATATCATTAATAATAATTAATTTAACAAAAACTGATTTTAATATTAAACAAGATATTGTATTTACGAATAAGAAAAATATTGAAATAAAACAAATTTATCTATTAGTAATATCTCAAACTAGCACTGGTTTATTAGTAAAAAATAATAAACTAGAACAATTACGATTTGATGATTTACCAAATAATATTAAGAGTCTTCTTCAGTAATTCCACATTCATCAATAGGTAACACAATCATTTTATTTACTTTCATATCTAAGGCACGTTTTCTACAATCTAACATACCTTTTACTTCATCTTCAAGTATATTCAGACGAATTAATTGATAATTTTTATTATTAGGATGCATAATTACTAAACATAAATCAACAATTTTTAATCCATAATAATTCTCCAAAAAATATTTATATATATTTAATTGAAGAGTATAATGCCAATAATTTGAATCTGGTAAATGGTCTACTGGACCAAATCCAGAACCAAAATTATTAGATGTTTTAATTTCTTTTGAACGTTTCCAATCATAAATTACATAGCCCTTTTTCTTTTTACTATAAAATACCATATCGATAGAACCACATAGTAAATATTCTTTCATCCATACTTCCCATTCACTTCTATAAGGAACTAGGTCATCTTTTACATCGTTCCAAAAGTTCATAAAATACTTCCATTCAATTGTTCCATAATTACTTGGATCAATTTGTTCTGGAGAGCCATGAAGAAATTGTTCAATCGCTAAATGCATGGCTGTTCCAGATGCTGATGCTTCTTTCCCAGAATCACTCCATGTCTTTTTAATTTCATCTGGGCTCTTTCCAAACCATACACTTGAACTCCATGTTTTAGATTTCATCATTTTTTTAATTGTTACATCGGGGTCAAAGTGAGGAAAAAACGCATGGATGAATCCCGTACATGAAATTACACCTTTGCTACTTCCGTCTATGTAGTATGTATGAGTTGGTTCATGAAATACAATATGATCATCGCGTGGATGTTTATTGATAAATGTTAATTTTTGCCATTCATGCGGCATTTTACTGTTTTATTGTTTACTATATAAATTACTATAACATACTTTAAGCATAACATCCTTTCATTGTGCTAGAAATACCTTTATTTGGTCCTTTATTATTTTTTGGAACACATTGAGAGAAATCTTCAGAAGGTTCATACATTCCTTCGCATGGAAAATAGCATTTATTATTAAACTCTTTTGTTCCAGGAGGACATTTCCAGCTCTTTCTAGCTGGACAAGTTGTTTGGAATCCTTCTTTTGTTTCATGTCTCACATTTGCTGTAACAACTTTATTATCAGAAGTAGAGCATTCAACGCGACCGGGCGATTCTACTAAACTTATACCATTTGAACCTACTGGACATGAATAACACTTTCCTTTATAAAATAATTGGTTTACATTATTTACACAACTATTATTTACAGCAGTTTGAAATTTATCAGTTCTTTTTTTTAAAACTATAACAGCAACTACCAATGCTAAAAGCACCGGAAGCCAATATTTATGCATAATCTTATTTAACTTCATATTTTCCTATTAGCAACTAACATTCTAGTTTTTTAGTAATAGGTCCTACCATATATTTCTTACCATTATAATCATTAGGATTTTCAGAAATACAGTGAGCATTATAATAATCCGTAGATAAACGATATCCGCTTGGACATGTTAAACAACCACCATTTCGTAGCTGACTTCCTTGAGGACATGTACAAAAATCCGCATAACCTTCTTTTTTGACAGAAGCATAAATCATAAATCCAACAATTAATCCAATAATTATTATGGGAAATATATATTTATGAAGAACTTTTAAATAATTAACCATCTAATTAAGAATAACAAAAAGGTTCAATAGCGTCAAAAGGTGAGTTACGATTTACGCATTTATTATCTACAAAATTATAATTATCGGGACAATTACAATTTACAGAAACCGGATACATAGAAGTTCCTACCCATCCAAATCCATTTTGGTCTCGTCGATTATCATTCCATCGTCCAACTCCATATTTTGCAGTTCTTCCTCCTTCAATATAATCTCTTCCTCTACTTCCATTGAATCCTTCACGTTTATAAGAGACATATAGATAGGAAAAAGCAAAGATAATAAGTAACAAAATAATAATTGCTGTATTTGTTTTTCCAGTTTTCATCTATATTATAATGAGAATCCTCCTAATTCCATATATAGTTTTCCAAGTTTATTATCTCCTTGAATAGAACCATCTGCTTTACGTGTTCCTCCTAAATTATTATTAGTTCCATGGACATAGAATAATAAATATTTGTTATTTAAACGTGCAGCTTCAATAATCTTTCTTAGTCTTACATCTTTTTTATATCTTTGCTCAACACCATATTTGAGTAATTCATCTTTCTTTACAGCATATTTACTTTCATTAAATACTGCTTTGTATTTTCTAAATGCACCAGGGGTAGTTGATGCTTTAATTTCCGTACTTTCATCTTTAATAAATTCAAAATCTTTCTCTTCAGATATTGCTTTTTTGAGTGCTTGACCTTCCAATAATCTCTTACGCACAAATGTTTGATGAATAGTTCCTTCACGGCTAAATATTGTTTGAGCTAATTGTGGTTTATCAGTACCATATTTATACATCATAGCTGCTAAGAAATGGTCAAGAGATGGATATATAATTTTTGAATCTTCAGGATCTTCAATGGGAAATGGTGAACTTGGAGCTAACCAACGTGCTGCACCTTTATCTCCAATCTTCAATTTTTTATCATCCAATGCAGCATCATTATAGAAATTCAATACTTCATTTGCAGCATAGAGTTTTGTAGTAGGTGCTGCTGTTCCTTTTTCAACAGGCACGGTACGCTTTATAGTTGTTCCTTCTAGTGCTTCTACTTCAATATTTCTCTTTTCATCACCAATAGCAGTTGGAACTGAAACAGTAATAGTTCTTTCTTTTTCTTTTTCTTTTTCTTCTGGAGTAACTTCTGCTTCATATTTTTCAGCTTCTTTGGTAACCATAAGAGTTGGTTGATTGGGTGCTATTTTCATAGCAGTTTCTTCTTTTTCAAGAATTTTATTGACTGCTGTTTTACGATTTATCTTCTCTGAAACAAGTGGAACATATTCTGCTTCATTTATTTCTTTTTCAAGATTAATTTGTTTTTTCTTTTGGAAAATAAACCAACGATTCAAGAATGAGAATTGTTTTACCGCATCAGTCATAATATAATTCTTTCCAGATTTCTTTGACATTTCATAGGATTCGCTAAATAGATTTGTAGAATGTTTTAATCCAATTTCTTTTAATTCACTTTCACTCAATAATTCTAATCCATTTTCTTTCATACGTTCTACAAAATAAGGAAAACTTACTAGATATTCATCATGAGAAGAACCAATGCTAATAAAGTCAACATTAATTTTAAGACCAAGTGAATCTTCACTCGGAATAAGTTCATCTTCATCAAAGTCTTTACGAATATTCCATAAAATAGCTTCTTTCTCAATTCCAGTTTTTACACCACCTTTAGGAAGTTCACGGAGAAATTTAAATATAGAATCACCATCAAAACAACATCCAAAGAAATAGCCACCTACCTTTAATCCTTCACGAATATTACGTATGAGTCCATCTAAGGATTCTTTCTTTTCAAAGAAATAGTGAAGAGCAAACATACAACTCATAGCGTCAGCACCAGATTTTAGAGTTCCAGCTGCTTCATGATCTACAAACGAAGGAATAGGTCCAAGAGGTTTGTATTGACCAAATACACTTCGTAAAATATCACGCTCTTCATCACTAGAACCAGCACGACCATCAATAAGACGTTTAGAAGTATCACCAATCACAAATACCATGGGGACTTTTTCTGTTCTCTTATTTCTTTCATGATAGTTGATATAGCGAGCATAAGCACCATCTTCAGGATTTGTAATATTATCACCAGCATAATCAATTCCAAGAACAAAACTTACTTTGTTATTATACCAACGACGAATATCAGAACCTTTTCCACATGCAATATCAATTAAAGATTTATTATTACCTTTTAAACAAGAATTATATAATACAATTTCTTTGATATATTGATTATGGAATTCACGTAATCCTGTTACAAAACGTAAATCTTCTACTGGAGCATCTCTTTCAAAATACTTTAAAGAAATATTATCTTTTTCTTCTTTTTTCTTAATAAATTCTTTTGTTTCCTTTTCATTGGGTTGAGTGCTACCAGAACGAATCATAGATTCAGTAATAGGTTGATGAATACTATTCCATACACTTTCAGCAACATCTTCAGAATTTAATGTTCTTGCTAGAATACCTTTTTGAAGACGTTCTGTTTTATCGTGACGAATGCGAATAGGGATCCAACGCCAACCACGAGGTAACGATGGATCATATCGCATTTCAATAATACTTTTATCTTGAATTGGTTCATTATTTAGTTCAGTTGCTACATATTCTTCTTGTGTTGCTGGATCTGTACGAACTTCAGAATAACATACTGATGCCATTGAATCATAAAATTGTTTAGGATAGAATGGAATCGGACGATATTCTTTAAATTTAGTCTGGTCATCACCTAGTTTACGTTCATTTAGAATAATATCACGAGCATTAAATGCTTTTGAACGACTACTTCCAACATATAAACGAA